AGGGGAGCAAATGGTACCACTGCGGTAAAATACAATGTTTGGTACGTGAAATCTGCTATTGTGAATAATGTAACCAATAATGGAACTATAACTATATCTTGATATGGCAGGAATAATTAATACTGGAAGCCCCTACACAGGTTCAATCAAAAGAACGAACCCTAAGCCGCTTGATTCATCAGAGGTCATAGATTCGATGGAAAATGCAAAAGTCTATGCCAGAAACTCCAATGGAGAAGATGTGCCGTATCCCGGACAAATAATAGTGGTAGAAGGCAAACCTTATATCTTGAAGATTGACGAGAAAATGCCTGATGACAGTGCAAATGAAATCTTCCATTGTTATCTTGATCCGATTGGTAGCAAAAATGATAACGATGACCGATATCTGCGCCGGGATGTGGCAGAAACAGTTCAAAAGCTGATGACCTTCCTTGAAGGTATCAACGTAAAAGGTACTACGACCTTGGAAGAGATCACTTTGCTAAAGAATATAGTATCGAAGAATTTTGCTGCTGGTGGTAGTGGCTTTGGCATCTATCAGGACGCGGATGGAAACTATCATCTGGATATTGACTTCGTGGATATCAGGAAGAAGCTTAATGTCGAAGAGATTCAGGTCCAGCGTTCAACCTATATCGGTGGAAAACAATACAACACGGCTGCAGGTATCATCTGTAAAAAAGTGGAGGATATAGGCGGAAGTTACAGATGCTATTTTAGCACAACAGATGCCGAGGGTAGAACAGTCAGAAATACTTTTGCAGTAGGCGATTTGGCGATCAGTGAGACTTTTGCCTTAAAAACCGGAACAACTTTTTATTGGCGTTACGTGAGTGGCTGTGGTGATGACTACATCGACTTATCCAAGACAGATTGCGCATCCGGAAGTGATGTGCCTGCGGTGGGAGACAATATTGTACAGTTGGGCAACCGGACGGATACCAGTCGTCAAGGCGCAATTGTCTGGGACAGCGTAACGGCAGGAGGTCCTTATGTGCGGATATATAATGGAATTGGAGCCGACGGGACTTATTCGATGCCTGAACCGCTTATTGATTTCAATACTGTGCTTAGCGAAATTACGGCCAAGTTTGTTAACCAGGCAACCGGAAAGGATATCGACGAAACTATTGAAGACTTAAAGACGGATGTAGACCTTGTTAAGGAACAGACGGATAGGGAATATACACTTTGGTTTTTTGATTATGTTCCGACACTAAATAATATACCAGCTTCAGAGTGGACAACGGAAGATCTAAAAACGATGCACGACCAAGATATGTTTTATAACCGTTTAACTGGTAAGGGTTATCGCTTTGAATCAGGAGTTTGGAATGAAATTACCGACCATCTGACATTGAAGGCTCTGGAAGATGCTGCCAAAGCGCAAGATACAGCCGACGGCAAGCGGCGTGTTTTTGTGGAGCAGCCTACTGATTCGCAAGAATATGATATGGGTGACATGTGGGTAAATGCAACTTATTCTGATAGTACAGTTAAGTATAAGAATGATTCGCTTGTCTGTAAGACAGCCAAAGCAAAAGGTGTAACCTTTAGCATCGACCATTGGAAGCCTTCGTCTACTGCCACGACGGCCTATCTTGAAAACCTTGGCGATCAGATTATACTTGCTGTGAGTAATGCCGATGATGGGATTGCTGCCGCAAAAGAGATTGCCAGACAAGGCATCAGTGATGCATACGACGCTGCTCAGGATGCCTTGAAAGCATTGGGTATCGCACAAGGAGCGCAGAATGCAGCAGATAAGAATACTTCCGCTATCCAAGTGACAGAAAAATCTATTGCTGCACTTGTGGAAGGAATTCATTTCAATAGCGCAGGCAATATTACGAATATCAATACATCTGGATTAATAACCACAGCAGACTTTTCGGTACTGTATGGGAAAGAAATCGTGTATGATAAGGATGGGCATGTAGATATGACAAAGATGTCCGGTCTTATCACAGAGGCAGGCTTAACAGGGATGTTTTCACAGTTGGCTGATACGAACGGTTATGTAAAAAAGTCGTATATCGACCTCTTTGTAACTGAGCTTCCTGAAGGTGGGTTTCAGAGTAATGCAATAATTGATGCTGATCAGATACGATTCAACGGCAATATTGTAGCGAATGATACTTTCGTTGTGGACACAGAAGGTAACTTGACACTGAATAATATCATAGCTAATGGATTTATAAATGCAACAAGTGGATATATCGGGGGACTCAATATTAATGAGAACAGTATAGGTCTTCCTGATGGTTCTTATCCGTTGGATGTTCACGGTATGAACCTATCTATGGAGAGTCTAACCTTTGCATATGGGGAAACTCTGAATGTAGGTAATACTTTTTATCGTCTATTATCTAATACCAGTTTGGGAGCGGGCTATATCAATATTAATGTCAATGATGTACCTTCTGTATCTTCGACTATTGCAAACCTTATTGCTGGTAAGTATGGTCTAAAAGTGTCTACAGCTGGCGTTTTTAAGACTTCGGATGGCGGTGTAACGTGGAATAGTATATAACATTATCTATAAGAATATGAAAATCAATTTTAGAAAAATTGAGGCACAGACCTCTTTTGAAGGTGGAAAGCAAACCTTCGATACTGCCGAGACAGTCGGCAATGAAATGATGTACAATGGCAGTATCCTTCTGGATATCGGCTTTGAAGACTTAGCAAAGAAAATCTACTATTCGAAAGATGAAGTAGAAGTACCAGAACGCTATTGCAAAGCTTTGGAACTTGTAGTCAAAAACTCCCGGCTAATAGCTGCGGTGAAGCGTGAAATAATAAATCAGCTAAACGGTAAGTAATGGGATACATCAAGTTTGTGTTAAGGCGTACCTCGGACGAGCACGGTAATACTACCAATGCTCGTATTTGTCGTATCGAATCAGATATGGCGGATACAAGTATGCTTGAAACAAACTTGATCATGCACGCGCTATCCGCGCCGGGTGGAAAAGTAGAGATTGTAGTCGAGTTTATATTGAACGAAAGTTTGTTGGATAACGATTATTTGGGATAGTATTATGGAAATATTGAATAAAAAGTTTGTAAAAGGCAATGTGCTGAAGGCCGAGGAACTGAACGAACTGGTTAGTAAAATAAATGAGTTGGTAGGCGGTGCCTTATCCATCGGCACTACTAAAGGTACAGCCTATGATGGTGCTGCGGGTTTAGCACTTGAAAAACAGGTAAACAGCCTGTCTGAGTCTTCTCTTGTTATTGGCACTGATCCCGGCACGGCTTTCGACGGTGCTGCCGGTGCTACTCTCGAACAGATCGTTCGCGAGCTTGCTGGCGGTGCCGGTACTATGTATAGCGTCTACGTCCGTAATAATATGGCTTCTTTGGGTTTTGCCGCCCAATATGGCGAGGAGTGTGTTCTTGATTTCTCCTTCATCTCCCAGTATCGAGATGACCTAAACGAGCCTTACAAGCCGACGGGAGAACTCGGACTGTGTACAATCATGGTAAAGAACTCGAAGTTCGCAGACTTTACAGTAGTCAAACAGATGGAAGTATCTTCTAATGTTTCCATCAAGCAGGATATTGCTGAGTGGTTGAGTAGTGGCACCAATAGCGTCAAGATTACCATTAAAGGTGAAAACACCGATCAGACCACAGCACCTGTCACTTATACCGTGCAACTCACGAGCCTTGGCATCAGTGCTCCGAACTTTGCTTGGTGGACCGCATTCGCGTCCGATATCTCCATACCGATGATTATCAACGGTAATATCAGTAAGATGCTGCATGTCACCATCACAGGCGATAATTACAACCAAAGTTATAGTCAGAATCTTGGAACGGCCATCTATACCGATACTCCCTATATTTATACACTTTCTCACCCGGGAGCCACCGGCGTGTACAATGTGAGCTTCTATCTGGCTAATTCTGATAATACGATCCAGACGAAGGCTGTGTCAATCAATATCATGTGCATATCTGCCGGTGAAACATCAAAGCTGATGTGCGTGAATAACGTAGCTGCCTTGCTCACAAACTGGCAGGACAACGTTATCTTTGACTATGCGATCTATGATGGCCAGTCGGCGGCAACCGATGCTATATTCAGCATAACCAAAGCCGGAATAGAAGTGTACAGTTCTGAAAATGATAATATCGCCACTAATACGAAGAACACTCTTACCTATCCGATGGAGGTAGATACGGATGATGATGCTAACTTCGATGTGGTTGTGAACGTAACCAGCGAAAAAGTTCATCTGATAGAGCCTATTACGCTGAGCGTGAACAATTCTTTGGGTTACTCCGCTACGGCTGGCGCAGTGCTATACATCAATCCGAAGACCCGTAGCAACTCGCAGACAAACTACCTGAGTGTGGTTAACGAGGTTGATAAGTCTCTGATACCTGTTACCTGGAGCAATCTGAACTGGGGCAACGACGGCTGGATGACGGATGATGACGGCGTGAAGGCTTTGAAAATCTTCGCCCGCAGCAAGGCCGTGATAGATTACCAGCCTTTTATTACTGAGGCCGCCCGCAAGGGTAAGACTATCGAAATCGACTTTAAGGTTGAGAATGCTTCCGATGCATCAAAGGACATAATCAGCATTGCAGAGGATAAGTCGGACGGCAGTCGTGTTGGTCTAAAAGTTTCCGGCGAAAATATATCTTTCTTCTCGCAGTCAATGCATGACAGCAGCACGCAAGACGTGCCTATTGATAACGGTGTACGCATTCGTCTGACGGTTGTAGTGATGCCGAACGCATACGGTGATCCTGACTTCAACCTGATTGCCATCTATATTAATGGGAAGAAGAACCGACAGTACGCTTACCTGAATAATGACTACTTTCGCAATACCGGCAAGATAACACTCGGCAATGACTATGCCAATCTCTATCTGTATGGTCTTCGCATCTATGACGGCGCGTTGACCTCCGAAGCTGTGCAGAAGAATTATATCAACCAGCTTGTAACAACGGATGAAAAGCAGACGGAAAAAAGCATCAACCAGGTGCTGGATGGCGAAGGTGTGAATATTGATTTCAACGCCACGAAGATGTTGTATAATGTATTCGTGGTTGACGAGCCTTTCCCTAACTTGAATAACCCTTCAGGAGTAGCCGGTAATCTGGAAGTATTCTTCAAAGATAAGCCGGAACGTAACTTTACGCTTACCAACCTGTTGGTGGAAGGTCAGGGAACATCCTCCAAGAAATACCTGGAGTGGAACGTTCGTTTTAAGATGAAGGGGTTAAAAGATGCTGAGGGCAATAAGATAAATTCCATTGCCACGTATGCAGATGGTACTACTGATAAGAACAAAGTATTGATGTTCGACGGTGTTCCCAAATCAGGACGATTGACAGCCAAGAAAAACTGGGCAAGCTCTATGCAAGATCATAAAGCCGGTGCTGTTGCTGCTTATACAGAATTGTATAAAGAGATAGGCATGAAGAATGAGGCGATGGCTGTTGATCCTAATATCCGTATATCGGTGTATCAGGAGCCATTTATGGGATTTTCGAAGTCTGTCAATGAAGAGGGTCAGGAAATATACACTTGTATGGGCGAGTTTACGTTCGGGCCGGATAAAGGTGATGACCTTTGTTTTGGATATGATACGGAGGCTTTCCCGGAACTTCTCTCTGTTGAGGGTTCTGACAATGCTCCATTAGGTGCTCTTTTCCGTGTACCTTGGAACCATAATAAACCATATTGGGCATATAATCCGGAGGAAGAAGCCTGCCAGTACAACAATACCAATTGTTGGGACTTTGATGCCGGCGAACTAAATGCAAGCGAAACAGAACCGCTATCTATTCAGAAATGGATAGACGCCTATAATGCAGTCTATGTGTGTAGTAACCGCATTCGTCCGTTTGCCGGAACATTGAATGAATTAAATGCTGCCATTTCAACTTACCGTGGCACCGGCTATGAATATTGGATTGCCAAAACTGGAGATGCGAACCGGTATAACCTATATTACTATGAAGCTGCAGAAGGAAAGTTCATGCCGTCTGATATTGGGAATGGTACGATCAATCTTGTAACGCAGCTTGTAGGCGGTGGATATATGACGCAAGCACAGTTAGATGCTACTGTTGACAGTGATGCGGCCAATGCCTTGTTTGTTAAGGCCCGTACTGCTAAGTTCCGTGCTGAGGTGTCCGAATACTTCGATATAGATGACGCGGTATTCCACCACAACTTTACAGAATATTTTGCCGCCACGGATAACCGGGCGAAAAACACTTATCCGTATAGCTTCTGTCTTGCCGGCAGTAAATGGAGATGGCGGCAGGATGACCTTGATACGCTTCTTCCGATAGATAATCAGGGACAGGATCGTAAACCTTATTATTGCGAGATGCATGATTCCTATGATAATGGTCAACCGGTCTGGAATGGCGAAACTTCTACTTTTTGGAACATGTTGGAACTTGCTTTCAATGCGGAGATAATAGCGGGTATGCGTAAGATGCTTAAAGCTATGGAAGGTCTTTGCGGCCAGTCTTCCGGTACACCTTATGATAAGGTCTATGCTTTCTACAAAAAGTATTTCATAGGAATAAAGAACTATTTCCCTGCCACACTTGTGAATGCTGACGCTAAACGGTATGAACTTGCGAAGATAGCATACGACAAAGGACAGTACACGAATGACACCGACCCTATCACCCAATCTCATGGAGACTTTTATTCGGCTGAGACAGCTTGGATGAAAAAGCGTATCATGTACATCATGAGTAAGTACAGCTATGGTTTGTTTTCTGCTGACGGAACTGACACCATCATCGTGCGTGCTGCCGGAGACTTGATAGACTACGAGATCACTCCGGCCTTTGATATGTACCCGGCTATTGCTAATGGTACATCCATCGTGCGAGGTGAGAGAACCAAAGCCGGTGAAAAATGCAAGATTACTATTGATCTCGGAGGTAGTGCCGACCAGCAGAATGCTATTCAGGCGGCAAGCTGGTTGTTGAGTATCGGAGATTGGCATAAAAAGAACGTTTCCGGTACCATGGTAGTACGTGGAAGACGCTTGACCGAGCTTATGCTTGGCAGTAAGACAGAGAGTGTAATAATCTCTATAACAGGACTTACGCTTGCTGATTGTGGTAGTATGCAGAAGATACTTTTATCGAATATTGCTACATTACAGGGTACTCTTGATTTGAGCTCAATTATTAACATTCGGGAAGTGTATGCCGACGGGACCAATCTTAGCCAGATCAAGCTTCCGAATGGCGGAGGACTTGAAATTATCGAATATCCGGCAAACAACAAGTATATCTCGTTCAGGAACTTTCCGGTCTTGACTACGGAAGGGTTGAGAATTGGTCAGTGTGCGGTGAATATTACCGACTTCTGGATCGAGAATTGTCCGTTGCTGAAACCTATGAAGCTGCTTTCTGATATCATCGAGGCGCAACAATCACAAGGTGATAACCATGTTCTGAAACATATTCGTGCTGTAGGGTTTGAGGAGGAATATTATACGGCTGATGCGCTTGATATGCTTGCAAAACTTGCCGACGGAACCTATGAAGGATTGTCGGCCGAGGGGCTTGCCGGTGAGGACCCAATACCAGTTTTAGACGGTAAGATGACAGTACACTCCAAGTACTATCAGGACTCTGTGGATTCTCTCAGGAAGATATTTAACCGACTAAATCTGATTGTGTACGGTGAAGGTGCTGTCCGCTTCGCTGATCCAGAAATATTTAGAATCCTCACATCAGCGACCGCATATTGTGATTATAATCCTGATACGGGTAAAATAGGTTACTTAGTACCCATTGATAGAGATGGAGATGGGATGATGACACAGGTCGAATTAGCAAGTGTAAGGTCATTGAGTAATCGTGCGGACATAAACTCATCCGTATTTGCAGAAAATACTACGATTCAGACCTTCAATGAATTTAGATTTTTCACAGGCTTGCCATTCTTGGGAGGTGGTATGTTTAAAAATTGTACGTCGCTCAAGGAAATAACTCTTCCCAATAACATTGCATCGATCAGAAGCGGATTCTTGTCTTATACCGCCATAAAGAAACTGATTGTTCCTGAAGGCTATACAGAGATAAGCTCTGAAATGGTGGCATACGATATGGCATTAGAGCTTATTGATCTACCTTCGACACTAGTCACTTTAGGAACCGGTATAAATAGGCAAGGCAGTCTCTATTTTAGGCTGATATGCCGGGCAATGACTCCGCCAACATTTGATGGCGCTTGGTGGGATTATAGCAATAAAGGAAAGCCTATTGTTATCTATGTACCTGATGCCAGTGTCACTACATATAAAACGGCTTCTGGTTGGAGTAAGAGTTCAAGTTTGATACAGCCTCTATCAACTTATTCTTTATAACTCTCCATTATAAGATGATAATGGCAATATTCTACTTGTCAGACCGCTCCAACCGCTTGCAGCTTTATATACGTCTACAGCGATATCAGGTACATAGATTTTACATGTAGTACCGTTAAGCATCCAGAAGCCAAATCCCATTGGCTTCTCGGATAGCATGACAAAAGATTCAAGTCCTGTACAATTCTCCCAACACTTAAACATACTGCCGTCGCCTGATCCATCTACTTTAATGATTTCCCCTCTTATAATCACAGTTTTTAAAGTTGTCAGAGCATTAAAGACTGAAGACCCTATTGATGTGACACTTGGTGGTAAATCTATTACCTCAATTCCAGAGTCTATGAATGCTGCACCTCCTAATCTGATAACTGTATCTGGTATTATCAGCTTTTTCAAAGATGGACATTCACGGAATGCATTTGCTCTGATCTCTGTTATTCCTTTTTTGCAATGTGGCGTTGGTTAGATTGGTACAACCTTGAAAGCAAGAAGTGGGAATAAAACTCACCGTATAAGGTAGCTGTATACTCCTCAACGAAGTGCAGTTACGGAACAAATTGACACCATCGTAATTATTGTCTTTAAACAGAACAGTCATTCTTTCGAATTCGTCGAATGTCTCAATTACAGTATTATTGTAGAACCAAAGGGAAGTAACTTCGATTTGATTCTCAATGACATATTTTTCACTAACTGCTCCAATTCCATCTACATCTAATTTCTCAATTAAAATCCTTAAAACCTCTGGGTCTGCTATTTTCACGCATGCAATTCCATCCACTATTAGAGTCAATCTGTTGAAAGTATTTCTGAGAGAATCCACAGAGTCCTGATAGAACCGTATATGTGCCACCCACAAATATGTATAAGTGCATATAATAAAGGAATGCGTTATAGCGATAGAAAATGAGTGCTACACAGCTTAACGCATTTCAAGTGTCCGACAAAAAAATGGTTGATAGTATTAATAATTAAATATAGTATGGAAATGAAAGGATTAGATGAATTATTTATTGTGGCCTGGATGCTGTTCGGCATCCTATTAACTCCGCTTTTTTTTATAGCTTTCGACTTGTGGGCTGGCATTAGAAAAGCAAAACAACGTTGTGAGAAGATTTCAAGTGACGGCTGGAAACGTACGGTTAATAAAGTAGCGAGATATTATAATGCCTTGCTTGCGTTGGTCGTTGTTGATTGTATGCAGATGGCCGGTGTCTGGTATCTGGATAATTACTATGACTATCATATACCCATTTTTCCATTTATCACCCTCTTGGGAGCTTTCGGCGTGGCAGCCATAGAGGTTAAATCCATTTACGAGAAAGCAGACGAGAAGGAACGCAAGGAGATGAAACAAGTGGCTGCATTGGCTACCGAGATAGCAAAGCACAAGGCGGACCCGGCAGAGATAGCACAGGCAGTAGTGGAGTATATGAATAAAGATAAGGAGGTACAGAAATGAGTATTAGAGATTATTTCGACATTCAGGAACTTGTATGCAAACATGTGTATAATAAGTTCGGTGATAACGCATGGCAGTTCTTCGATGACAGGCTATTAGAGACACTGCTTGTTATCCGCGAGAAGCTTGGTAAGCCTGTCACAGTCAACAATTGGAAGTTGGGTGGCAATCTCACTCAGCGGGGGCTACGCTGCAATGTTTGCCAGCTTGTAGCGGAGAAGACGAGACTTGAAAAAGTTTATATGTCAGCCCATAGCCAAGGCACAGCAGTTGATTTTGATGTGAAGGGTATGACTGCGTTGGATGTCAGGAACTGGATAAAGGATAATCAGATTCTTTTGCCTTATCCTATCCGGCTGGAACAGGATGTTACCTGGGTGCATATGGATATGCGGAACGATGGGACGCGGGGGAAAGTGGTTTACTTTAAAGGATGAATTATGAAAAAGTTACCTTGGATATTAATCATATTGCTGGCTGTGGCTTGTGTGGTTGCTTGGTTCCGCCCACACGAACCTCTTCCGACGGAAGTCCGGCGGGACACAGTTACGATTGTAGATACTGTGAGAGATACGATATTGGACCCGTATCAAGTCGGGGTTATTCGCTTCGATACTCTTTGGTTTCCGCTTCTGGTAGATGATGGAGATGTTGATAGTGTGCCTTTTTCTATACCTATTGAGAGTAAAGAGTATAAGACAGAGCAATATCGGGCTATCATAAGCGGGTATAGACCCAGCCTTGATTTTATGGAGACATATAACATTACGCAGAATATTACTACCACACCGAAGAAGCGTTGGGGATTGGGGTTGCAGGCTGGGTATGGTTATCCGGGTGGTGTATATGCAGGCGTAGGTATTAGCTACAACCTTTTTCAGTGGTAGTCTGTTATAGAAGAAGTAGAAGTAATTCATCATTGATGAATTTGGGCCTCGGCTGGTGACGGTCGGGGCTTTTTGTTTTTGATTTTCAAAGTTTATCCGTATTTTTACCTCAAAATATAATGCCATGAATAAATCGAAAGAAATTTTAGAGAAAAGTGAAAGTGTATTAAGGGAGGCCAATTCAAATTGGGACCCTAAAAACGATTGGTTTTATGAAGGAAATGTCAGCCGGGTTCTTGTGAAATATCTGAAGTCTCAAGCGTATGAATGTGAACAAGATAACTCTGAAGATATTCATACTCGTGGAGAAGATATCATAGTTTATAAAAACGGGATAAAAGAGATTATAGAAGTCAAAGGATACCCTTCAGATAAATATGTGAGTGGAGATAGAAAGGGACAAATTAAACCTACTCAACCCTCTTTGCAAGCGAGCCATTGGTTTGCAGGTTGCCTGCATTCTACGCTTTCTAATTATGAAAAGCACAAGGATAGAGGGTATAAGTTTCAGTTGGCGATGTGTTTCCCTGATGATGCTAAAGGAAATTATCGTAAACATATAGATAAAATAAAGTCTTTTTTCTCTGATGGTAATTTAGGGATTAAAATTTACTTTGTTGGTAAAGATGGTAAAGTAAGTATTGACAATTTAAATTCAAATTTATAACTAACTATGGCTAATTACAATTATGATGAAGAGAGCGTGAAAGCTCTAATTGCCTGGGCTGAAACTGCACAAATGCCCCAAGAGGTAACTTTAAGCGAGGCTGAGCATATTACTGACACCAAGATATATGTTCGTGCTAATATCAACGACATTAAGCAACATTATCCTGATCAGTTCTACAATCCAGCAATTGACAGGCTGTATCGGTTAAAAGAATTTGTAGAAGGAGTGTCTCAATGACTACTCCTTCTGTTATGTTGAGGCTTATATTATTCCATTCAATCTTTCTGCGTATCGTTTTACCGATGTGTCCATTACTTTAGCGTATATTTCTGTAGTGCTTATATGTCGGTGCCCCAGCATTCGGCTTAACGTTGCAATAGGTATATCGTTTGCAAGGCAGACTGTCGTAGCGAATGTGTGCCGGGCGATATGGCTTGTCAGAGGTTTCCGAAAATCCAGTTTTTCTTCTATCACATGCAGGTAATCATTGTACTTTTGATCGGATATTGATGGTAATTTATAATCGTACTTCTCTAATATCTGCAAGGCAGGTTGCAGGAGCGGGGCAAGAAATCCTGTTCCGGTCTTGATTCGTTCACCATCTATATATTGCATTCCTCCTTCGGAAACAACATCTTTAAAATAATCAAAAGTATTCATGTCGCAATATGCTAGGCCAGTATAGCAGCAGAATACAAATAAGTCACGTACGCGATCAAGCTTCCCGTCCAATTTTGCTTCCCGAAGAATTCTCAATTCTTCAACGGTCAGCGGTTTCCGTGGTTTATGTTTTCCACGCTTATCATTAAATCGGTCATAAGGGTTTCTGTCTATGTATTCCAAGGCATACACTTCATTTACGTATACTTTGATACGCTTGTGATAATTGTGTATTGTCGCTTGGCTACGCTTGGAATCCTCGGTCCGGAGAAAGATGTCAAATGCTGTGATGTTGGCCGATGTCAGCGAAGCGAAAGAATCAATCTTTCCAAAACGGGCCAGTGCTTCCAAGGCTACAATTTGCGAAACCTTGGTAGAATGCCGAAGTCCACGTTCTTCTATTCTCTTTTTCATGTAAGAAAGGAATGAGGTCGGAATTTCCTTCTTAATTTCTCCTTTGATGAAAAGTTCGTAATTCTCCCAGGTTGCTGTTAACCCTTGTGCATACATGTCATAAAACACCTGTTCATGTCTTTTGTAAATTTCGGTAAGACGTGCATTAATAAGGATGCCATCTGTGCGGTTAATAACATGTAATTTATCATCCCATTGTCCGGCATACAGTTTAACGCCTGTACTCAATCTCCGCCGTTGGTTGCGGCTGAAATAGATTTCTAACTCAACAGAAGATGCCACACTTACTGTTGCTTTTTTACGTCTGTCAAAAACGAAACGAATAATAGGTAAATTGTTACTCATAGTGTGTACCACAATTTTTATTGCAAGATGTACCACTGTACCACATTGAGTATTTTAACGTGATTTTTAGTTATTCCTTGCAATGGATTAAACATCATGTAAAACCCACTGTAAGAGTGCTGAGTAATAGTGATATAAAGATAAGTAGTTGATTATAAGATAAAAGGGAGTAAACTTTCGTTTAATCCCTTTATCGCTTCTTTGCGGTGCGTACGGGACTTTCGCATCTTTATGTTACTCAATTGATTACACGCCAAAATTTCAATGTACCGCAGTATGTACCACCTTGCGGGGTTAATAATATGTTAGTTATTGTATTGCTATTGCAGCCTTAATGCATGCAATGCTGTCTGCAATTCTTATACTATCTGCTATTTCCAATTCTGATCGAGTATTAACATTATCCCACGCAGGACTTATATGTTCTTCCTCAAAGAGCGCTTTTCCATCGGACGTTATGTATTTATACATATCTATTGATAGTTCTTCATACTCTACCAGATTGATTTTAGATTGATTATAGTTCATCTGAAAATGTTCTATTCGGGGTTTATCGTTTTCATCCATGAATAGGCGTAAGATATGATAACCATAGAAAGATGCTTCCAAACTGTCAAGTTTACTGTATTCTATATTTCTAGCTCCTTTTACGGGATATTCCTTTTCAATCAGGCTAATAGCTTTTTCTCTCAAATCAACCTTCGTAGATTTATTGCACCCCATAACACTTATTAGTAGTATTGCAACATATAAGAGCTTTTTCATATTATATTTATATTTTATTTTATTAATCCAAATAACTAAATGGTATCTCTGCAAACCCATCCTTTAACAAGGAACAGCTTATGTATATCCTCTTTATTTATATCAAAAGCTGGGTTTAACTCTTTATTTTCACTTTCGCACCGTATGGCATCTGCGTTATCTGATGGTTTTAGATACTTTATAATTCTGTACCCGCTTTTTGTTACCACCAGATAAATTCGCCCCCAGTCTATAAAACTTTCCATCCATTCCATTAAGATGACTACCTGCCCACTTTTAATGACCGGATGCATAGAATCTCCATAGGCATTAATTGCATATTTGCATTCAGAGAAGCCGGGCAGTATAATATCAACATAAGATTCTTCAGGATCATCCAAGAATTGAACACCGCCCATAGAGCCGCTAACTGCTGGGTAGTATTTTATCACATTCTTATTAATGGAATATGATGTCTTCTTTGCTGAGGCTTCTGATTTGAGCATAGGCCCTTCGCCAGTGATAAGCCAATCTAAATTTAGATCCGAAAATTTATTCTTTAGCTTGAGTATAACATCGGAAGAGATTCCTCCATTGTTTTTCTTCATATTACTGATATATCCCGTAGATAAGCCAATATATGCCTCGAACTTATTTTGCCCACCTATGATATCTTTAACAGACTGCTGGAATGAAATTAATCTATCTATTACTCTCTCCATTGAATATATTCATTATATTTGTATCGAATTAATTTATTAACCTCTAAAACTTACTGTTATGTCAGATGACGAATTACGTTGTAAATGCCTTGAGTATGCAATATCAATTCTTAATTATTACTACAACAAACCTGCACCCCAAATAACACATTTTGAACTTTCGGAATTGATATTCAAGTATATAAAAACGGGTTGTTTTAAAGCTGAGAAAGCTGTATGGCCCATTTTTTGATTATTTAGAATAATTTCTTATAGGACAGTCAATGCCTGGAAGGACAACGGGTATGGAAAACTTAATTATACTTACGGTACTATTACTTGTTTCATTGTTAATACCCGCTTTCAAAACATTAATTTTTATACCTCCACCCGCTTCAGTTGTGTCTGATGCGCTGATTGACAGGTTGAATTCTATGTCTTTTACAACTCTGCCATCTCCAATCATAGAATATTCATCCTTTATTATACGGTCATAATTGTTAGGATTAACCAGTAGTCCCATATCTGATTTCTCATCATTTAATTCCTTGATAGCTATTGCTATATCAGATATTGTCCCTTTAATAAAATCTTTAAGTTCCATACCTCAATGGTTAATAAAAGTTTAATCAATGAATATTTTCAATAATATTGCTTGTTTATTGAAAATATTCATTGATCTTTGCATTCGTAAAACGTCACTAAGCTCACAGACGGATACAAAAAGGGCTGTTAGAGAAGCGTCCCTAATTCCTATCGTCTTATGTTTGATCGCTTGCAAAGATAGGCAGTCCTTTTCACTTATCCTACAAATGTGCCAATGTTTTACGACACAATTATCGGTTCCGTGGCTGTTACCGTGATAAAAGACATTTGAAAAGCTCAATTCGAGTATTGACCTAACAGCCACAATAAGGGTCAAGAAAGAATTGGGCTTTCTTCTTTAGGGGGGAGAAAAGGATATGAGAGATTTAGTATTTCAAGGAAAAAACAATCAGGTGTTAACAAGCAGCTTGCTGGTTGCTGAAAAATTCGGGAAACGCCATGTTGAAGTTCTGGATGCAGTTCGAGAGTTGATAGCGAAAGCGGAAAAATCCACTTTCGTTGAGAATCAGAAACTTAACAAAATGTTTGCCCTAATTGAACAAGAGATTCCAATGCCAGTTGGCGGTGGCGTTAAAAAGGCTCCCGCATACGTAATGAACCGTGATGGTTTTACTCTCCTCGTGATGGGGTTCACAGGTGAGAAAGCTCTTCAATTCAAATTGGATTACATTGAAGCTTTCAATAAGATGGAAGCAATGATAAAGAGTGGAGGTTTTCAGATACCCGGTTCTTTCAAAGAGGCCCTTCTTCTTGCTGCTCATCAACAGGAGCAAATTGAATGCCAGCAGAAGCAACTTGAAGCCAATAAACCTAAAGTTCTATTTGCTGAGGCTGTATCAACTTCCCAGCGTTGTTGTCTGGTATCTGAGCTTGCAAAAATCATCTCTCAAAATGGGGTAACCATTGGGCAAAACAGATTATTCACATGGATGCGCAAGAATGGCTATCTCTGCAATAAAGGCCAGTACTATAACCAACCTACGCAGAAGGCTATGGAATTAGGGTTGTTTGAAATCAAAAAGACAACAATAACTAAGCCTAGTGGTGATGTCATTGTAAATACTACGAGCAAAGTCACCGGCAAAGGGCAGATATACTTCGTAAATAAATTCATAGGAAAGGAGGAACCGGATGCTAACCAACTTTGAAATAGATAAATTAGCCGAGGCCCTTAAAAAGAAAATGGGCGAAAAGGACGAGCTTCTGAACATCAAGCAAATTTCTGAAAAATTGGGTCTCACCGAAAATGCCATCCGTACCCGATGCAGCCGCGGGCAGATTCCCCACCATAAGAAGCACGGGAACCTTTATTTCTCTGAGAATGAGATAAGGGACTATTATTTAAGAGATTAAAGAGTCCGCTGTGAAGCGTGCTGAGTAATAGATAAGTAGTAATATTCCCCGCCACGGGTTGGCGGGGATTTCAAAAGTAAAATCTTAAAAATATACGATATGAATAAGATAAGCAAATATACTCTCCAGTCCATCCTCATAGCAATAGTCATTGCCGGGTGTGTCTATGGAGGTCGGACAGAATACACTGATGACGTTCTTTCCGGCATGAGCCTTGAAAAATACCAGTACATCCATGACCGTATCGCACCGGCATCACAGTATGACGTAGCCCAGGAGTATATGAAGAATAAGAAGTTTTACGATTCAAAAATATATTGAAATATGAAAATGAAGATTGAAGATTACAGGATTCCTCCTGATCGTAGAATCATTTCTGTCGAAGTCATTGACAACAAGTTAATCATTGGATTTGAGCCAGAGCGTTACGGTGACTTCCTCTGTGATCTGACGGATCAGGTGGAAGAAGTGCCTCGCATTGGAGACACTGCCATATTTTGGAATGACGCAGACCGTACGCGTGCTATTATCGCCCGTTTGTCGGATGACAATTCAAGTGATCTAACAGATGCGAGTCCTTATAAGGCAGCTAACGATATTTGGTTTCAGAATGCTATACGCTTCCGCAGTGAGGACCAGTATCAGCAAATAACGGGTGTTACCTATGTCCACAAATAAATTAAAATCGCGCCTTGACACGGTGTTCGCTATGTTCATCCGGCTTCGGGATGCGCTTCCAAGCGGGGGATTCAAATGTATCTCATGTGGAAGGCTTCTTCCGTTTGATCAATCCGATTGCGGCCACTATATCAACCGCCAGCATATGGCTACCCGATTTAACGAAAAAAACTGCAATGCCCAGTGCCGGAGCTGCAATCGCTTTGACGAGGGGAATATACAAGGCTACAGACGTGGTTTGATTGCCAAGTACGGAGAGCCTACCGTATTGATGCTTGAGGCAATGAAGTATCAAATAAATAAAATCTCAGACTTCGAATATCGCACTATGATTGACTACTACCGGAAAGAGGTGAAGCGATTGAAGAAGGAAAAGCAAATTAAGTGATATGGAATTATGCAAAACAGACATGCAAGCATTAGAGCGCCTTCTGCGGCAATGCTCTGATAAGATTGAGAAATACGCACCGAAAACATCGCCTGACCAAGACTTATGTCGTAGGTGCAAGAGATTTATTAAGAAACTAAAAAACAAGAAATATGAATAAGATTATAGGATTTATCGTTGGTGCTACACTGCTGTTTGCTGTGGCATGTATTTCAGGAACATGTGTCTACCTTCTTTGGGATAATACCATCCCTCATGTATTTCCTTCATTGGTTGAGAATGGGACATTAGTTCGTTCTATCGAATGGGGGGATAGTGTAAAACTCGCATGGATATGTCTGTTGCTTTTTAACGGATTTGGAAATAATAAAGGATAGTCGATTATGGGATTTCATACATGGTTTGTTTGTAAAATCCGTTACGAGAAAGTAATGGAGAATGGGATGAATAAGAAAGTGACGGAGCCTTATTTGGTAGACGCACTCAGCTTTACGGAAGCGGAAGCCCGCATCATCGAGGAAATTACACCGTTCATCTCCGGAGAGTTTACAGTATCGGACATTAGTCGTGCCAACTACAGTGAACTCTTTCCCAGTGATGAAGAGGCCGCCGACCTTTGGTTCAAGTGCAAACTGGTTTTCATCACCCTGGATGAGAAGAGCGGAGCTGAGAAGAAGACATCAACTTATGTACTTGTGCAGGCCGCCTCAACAGAGGATGCCACAACCAAGCTGCATGAGGGAATGAAAGGTACGATGGCCGAATACCGGATTGAAGCTGTCGTTGAAACTCCTATTATAGATGTGTACCCTTATGGCAATGAAGAAGGAAGTAAAGAAGTGTGAGGCAATTAAATGCCTCAACTGCCGCCGGTCTTCTGACCCGTTCGGGATGCCCGTTGTCGTCACCTGTTCAGTTTTAAACAGGAAGTTGGTCGGTGAAGCCCTCCGTCGCTGCCAGCACTATGAAGCCAAAGGCAATGTTCGACAAGATGATAATAAAGGCAAGAATTGATACCGCCGACATTGATACCATCGTCCTGCGGAACTATCTGGAGCAATGCACGGAAGGTGACGAGCTTTATTATAAGTCAACGGCGTACGCCAACTTCGACGGTTGCTTCATTGAGGTCCGCGGGAATCAACTGCGATGTAAATGTTCAATTTGCAAGTTGTGGAGCAAGGGCCGTACCGGGAAGTTAGACAACAGCCGCCCGATGACATTTGCGATGGCGGTCCGAACGATCAGGGAACTTCTACTTCGTTTGTGTGTGAAGATGGAGAATGCCTTAGTCACCTATTACGAGATAGGTATCACCATGAAGATGAAGTTACCGGCAGATGAATATATCCGGCAGGTTCAGGAGGCATCCGGCCGGATATTGTGGAATGATGCTAATTATCCGGAATTCCGTCAGAAGACAACGGAGAAAAGCAAGTATTTCCGTAAGGTACTGAAGATTTATGATAAGACCTTCGAAGCTGGAGAAAAGGGGCGACGGGTTGGTGCCAATATCCTGCGTATCGAAACGGTGTATAAGCATCAATCTGTCTCACTGACTGAAATTACGGATAATTCCTTCTTGTCAAAGATAGGCCGAATCTTTTATAAGGACTGGTCTGAGATAAATTTTGTGAGGGAGCTGTCTGCTACGAAAGGGATAAAAATATCCCAGTTGGAAAAGGCGCGTGAAATCCAGCGCATAGGCGTAACGCGCTATAAGGAGCATTACAAGAAGATGTACCTGGATGGTAAGCTAACCAAGAAGCAATGGGAGACGATTCGGAACTTCGCCCGGAGCTGGCCCACGGAGCGTGAAAAATACGTGGAGGAGGTGGGAGAATTGGAACGTGAATTTAAGGACCGGCTTTTGGCCAGTTATCAGGTTGGGATATTTACACCCATTCGAAGAAAAATATAAGTATTTGATTATCAGATATTTAGCCGATAAATAAAAAGCACCTTATGGTGCGCGTATAAAATATTGAAAATGAAATACTTATAGTGACTTTACGCTCTTTTTAACGATTTTCGGCAACTTGTCCTATACAGCCCGCAGGGTTGTCGGGTACCGACATTAGAGGGCTGAAAAATAATAATTATAATAATTAAATAATTTAGTATATGTATTACGAAGTAGAAGGCAAAATATTGGTGGCATTGCCAACCACCGGCGGACAGTCAAGAAATGGTAAAGACTGGGAGAAAAAAGAGTTTGTCTTGGAAACCTCAGAACGCTTCTCAGTTAAGATGCGTTTCGCGATGATGAGTTTCGACGGCCCTGTAGAAGATGCTCCGGCAGTTGGAGATAAAGTAAAAGTCCGCTTCACCATCGAAGCAAGAGAAGTAAATGGCAATTGGTACAATGACGTGAAAGCGTACCAGCTTGAAAAACTTATCTAAAGATTGATATGCAGCGTCCCCCGATTAACTACATCGTCCAAATAGATAACTTCTATTTAGCTGATTTTATCTTCTACTGGACGTACTACGATCAGCCTTGCTCCCTGCTTTTCCAGAAACCACAAACAGAAGGGTTAACCGCAATTAAATTGGTTGTAGATAGTGATGAAGCGGCCAGCTTTCTGTTGCGGGCTAAAGACAAGACGGGATGTCGCTTGTATATCAAAGATTAAATGTAGCTCAAAAAATTAACAAATAGAAAATACAAAATGCTTATGAAAAAGTTTAGGCACAATTTTAATAAAGGCATTGAATTGCATAAAGTCTGCTCGGTTGATGAATTCCGCCCTGTGATGAATTATGTGTATTTTGAAAATGGGTATGCGATTGCAAGCAACGGTCATATTCTTATTAAAGCCAAGGTCAGTGAGATTTCTAATTTTGACGAATTGGAGATTGAATTGTTGAACGGTCATTTCCTTCACGCTAAAGGTTTTCAAATGTTGATGAAGCATGATGTCGTAGCTATTGAGAAAGACGGGTTTCTTGCGCAAGGGGATAGTTACAGTATTAAAATCAAGTTTTATTCAGGTGACGCAATGAAATACCCGAGCTATCAAAAGCTATTAGATATATGGGCAGCAGACAATAGACAGAAAATTGTATTAAATCCATATATTCTTTCTGATGTGTGTGCTTCAGTAAATGCGAAGGAAGTTCGTATGCGCTTCCAAGGAACAGACAATTCAGGTGTTATGCTGGAATTTCCCCACAGTGATTTGCCTTGTACGAGGGGACTGATAATGCCCAAGTTGGATAACGATGATATTTAAAAATAAAGTACTATGAGTAAACAAAACCCATTGAAGGAAGCCATCCATTCTTATTTGGATGGTAGAGCAAAGGTTGATGAACTGTTTGCCGTTGCCTACAAAAAGAAGAATAAGAGTATAGATGAGTGTTGCACATATATCATGGGAGAAGCCAAGAAAAGAGGCAATGCCGTATGTATGTCTGATGATGAAGTGTTCGGATTAGCTGTTCACTACTATGATGAAGACAACATCAAGATAAACAAACTCCCTGCCAATGTTAAGGCCTCCGCTTCCGTTCCTGAAACCAAACCAGTATCCAAACCCGTAAAGCTTACTGAGGAAGATGAGAAAAGAGCACGTGAGGAAGCTATTAAGCGCCTGACTGAAGAACAATATACTTTACTCAAGAAAAAGCCGTCACGGTCAAAGAAAGAAGTTACAGAAGTCCAACAAATGAGTTTATTCTAATGAAACCAAGAACTAAATTACAACGTCAAGTAATGGATTATAGCCAGCACTTGAACAATATAGATAACGAGATACTCGAATGGGCAAAATCTGATTGCCTTGAACATAAAGGCTATGCTACTAAAAGCCGTGTTATCTGCATGGATTGCGGCCAGCGCTTTTCTCCGGAACTTGTCAATCGCAAACGTGCTGTTTGCCCTCATTGTGGAGCTAAACTAAAGATAGAAGGTACAAGGAAAAGAAATGATAAGCAATCAATGTATATTGCCAAAGCCGAAATCTGTGGAGAATTCCAAGTAATCAGGAATTTTGAATTATATGCATACTACAAAGAGGAAAAAGAACCTCGTTATTTTATCTGGGAAATCATGCAGCATTGGATAAAAGAAGATGGCACCCGGGAGGTTGTGGCTCGTGGAAATAACACGGGGCGTACTGCTTGGTGTGGAGATTTGGAGATAAGAAAGAAAGAGATGGGAGGATATTATAATTATGGTTACAAGGATGTTTACCAAGATATATTTCATCCGGAGTCTGTCTTTAAGCCCAAATACATGCGCTATGGTATAGATCATAACCTTCAAGGAATATCTTTTCTCCAAGCGATTAGTACATTACCCTATAGTCCCAAGACTGAAACCTTGCTTAAAGCAAAACAATATGCGCTATTAGGATATAGTAACGGTCACAGTGGGGAAATAGGAAAATACTGGCCATCTATTAAAATCTGTCTTCGAAATAAGTATAAGATAAAAGATGCTTCAATGTGGTTCGATTACCTCCAGCTCCTTGAACGCTATCATAAAGACCTTCATAATGCTTACTATGTCTGTCCCGTGAACTTAAAGAAAGCTCATGATACCTACATGGCAAAGAAAATGCGGGATGATGAAAAAGAACGCAGAGAAAAAGACAAACAGAGGATACTTAAGCTTAAGGAAGAAGCAGAAAACTACATCAAAGATAAATCAAAGTTCTTTGATTTAAAGATATCTGATGGAAAGATTGTAATTGTAGTACTCAAGAGCATAGATGAATTTATGCAAGAAGGTGAAAAAATGCACCACTGCGTATTTACTAATGAGTATTTTAAAAAGAAAGATTGTCTCATCCTGTCAGCCCGTATCGGAAAAAAACGCATAGAAACAGTTGAAGTCAATCTCAAGACGTTGCAGGTGATTCAGTCTCGTGGAGTATGCAATAAGAGTACTGAATACCATAACCGCATTATTGGGCTTGTGAAACAGAACATTGGTTTAATTCGCCAAAAGGCAGCATCATGATAACACTCGGGAATGATGGTCTGCCTGTTGGCAGAAGGAAGAGCAACTACATGAATATCGACGGGGTACTACATAAGCGTTGCACCCATTGCGGGAAATACCATCGTCTGAGTTATTTCTATCCCCTGAAGTATCGGCGTGATGGGAAAGAGTATGAGACCCTCCAGTCCTGGTGCAAGTTCTGCATGGTGGGTGAGAATTGCAAGAGAGTAAAACAGAAGAAAGAAATGTTCAAATCAATAAAATAACGAACTAAATAATAATCATTATGGAAATTAATATCAATGAAATCGCATCCGTTAAAATCAAAGAGATGGAAGAAAGCGGAGAAATTCGTAAACGTATCGAAGATGGTATAGAAAAAACCATCAACGATGCTATTGATTCAGCCTGTAAAGGCTATAAGTTCAGAAGTGAGATAAGCGAGAAGATAGAAAAAATATTAGGTGAAGCCGCTTGCGGCGTGAATCTATCTGCTTATGCCAACTTCTTGAAAGATAGGATGAATGAGCAGATTGAAAAATATGTAAAGAGCGACATGATTAATCTCATGCGTGATTCTTTTGAAAAAGTGTACTTTAATATGCCAGAGGATATAAAGCTATCCGATATTCTTAATAAGTACAAGGAGTATTTATGCGACCATTTGGATGCGGACGATATGAGAGAATGGGGTCAAATAGGCTTCTCATTTGAAACGGAATACAATTCTTTCATTAGGATTAAGGCTGGAAATCCTAATAAATCAAACTATGGTAGATACGACAAAGGCATTGATATCAATTTGTATAAACCATCATCAAGAGATGGTAAGGCAGTAATATCATGGATAAGATTTGATGGAAAAGATTTTAAAACTTGCATGGACTTAGGTAGACTCAGCAGCTTTGAGATATTAATGTTTAACCTCATGTTTACTCAAAAAGAGATTGAGGTTGACATTGATGAAGACTTCTGCTTCGATGCTGATTTTGAGGATGAAGGAGAGGATTATTAATGTATTCAATACTATATAGAAAGGAGCTAAAACAATGGGTAAGATAGAATTACAAGAAGATTGCAAGTATGAATTTGCGGATATGACTATTATCGCTACTACGGATTCAGATTTTAGCCCAATATTGAAAATATCTACTTACGAAGGAAACACTATTATTCTTCCTTCGCAAAGAGATGAAATAATTGTGAAATCAACCGTAGATAAATAACCCTCAAAACTGAATAGAAAGGAGCCAATATGTTTGAGCCAAAAACAAAAGCCATTACCCGATGGGGACTTACTATTCGAGGTGCTGATGTGTTTTTCCCAAAAAAGGAAACAGCTATAAAGATTGGAAGATTGACACTAAAGATGAATCCGGAAACTCGAATGTTTGAGGAATACCGGCTTTGGGATTTAACTTCGGGTGTTCCTGAATTGATTGATGAACAGAGATTTGATAGAACGATTTTAATTCAATAAAAATAAGAAATGAATAAGGCTAAAGACAAGAAGCGCAAAGGTCCGGCGGAAGAACGTAAACCGGATACTACAACGAATGTGAGTAACCTTGATGAGATCATCACCCGACAACGGGAAAGAGAAAAGAATCTCTACCCTGTCCGAATATCCAGTACAACGATGATCTATGTTACCAAGAATAAGGCTACCCAGCAGTATGCAGAAGAATATAAACGTGATAAATTGATGAGGCTTAAAGAATGAAGAAAAAAAGAATATCAATTCGATTTGATGACCGTACATTAATGTTATTGGAGGAATTATCCAATAAAACAAGTGCCAAAGTCTCTGTAGTTGTTCGTTCGTTAGTGATGAAGGGTATTAACGATATTATGGATGATACAGGTAATTTAAAACTTGATGAGAAACAGGTACAAGAAGAGTAAATATTATCCAGTCATTGCCGGAAACATAGCCCGCAATTATAACAAATTGCAGGCCTTATGTTTCCGGGAGGTAATTGGATATTTTGATTCCCGTAGCCATGAAGATATCTTTCAGGATACTGTTTTGTACGTTATCCAAGATGAAGAATCCTTGAAATGTACTACTGATGAAGACCTGATAAGACATTTTCTTCATCGCTACCGGATGATAGCGTTCCAGACAATACGAGACGCCCAACAGCTAAAGAAAATACCCTATGCCGACTATATTCAAGCCAAAGAAGAAACAGCCGAAAAGCAATAATCAATACAATGCCGAGCGGCGGAAGATATACAACTCTGAACGCTGGCGGCGGCTGCGTGCATGGAAATTTGCATGTAATCCGTTGTGTGAACTATGCTTGCAAGAAAATAAAACAGTACCAGCCGAGGACATCCATCACATCATATCATTTATGAGCACGGATGACCCACGGCAACGGTTATTCCTTGCCTATGATTATAACAACCTGATGAGCCTTTGTAAGCAATGCCATCAAAAGATTCATAACCAAATCCTTAAATGATATTAAAACAAATATCATTTATTGCTAAAACCCTTGTTTTTGATATTAATATTCGTATCTTTGTATTGTATTAATCAAGCGATCATTAACATGAAGTACAATGAACTACATCGGATTCTAAAAAAGAATGGATGTTATCCTTTAGGAAAGACACAAGCGGGGCACCCGCTTTGGTTTAGTCCCAAAACAGGCAAAGAATTTACTACCAGCCACCACGATACACAGGAAGTGGCAACAGGGACTCTAAAAAGCATCAAAAAGATGGCGGGGATTTAATCCCGTCATCTTTCCGGTTTCGCTATGTTATATTAAATAAAAGATAATGAGTATGAGAAAAGTAAGAGTATTTATTGAGAGAGGTTCGGATGGCGATTATAGCGCATATATGCCGGACGATGATAATTTGTCTTATGGAATAACCGGCACGGGACACACTATCGAGGAAACAACAAGGGATTTTAAGGAAGCTTATGAAGGTATGAAAGAGTACTACGCACAAGAAGGTAAACCATTTGAGGAAGTAGCATTCGAATTTAGTTATGACATTCCTTCTTTTCTGGCTTACTACAGTGACAGGCTATCTCTCGCAGGTTTGGAGCGGATAACAGGAGTAGCACAAGGACAATTAAGCCATTATGTAAATGGTCATAGAAATCCCAGTAAAAAGACCGCTGAGAAGATACAAGCTGCCTTGCAGCAGTTTGGTAAAGAATTGAGCAATGTTCATTTCGTTTGATTAATACACTTACCTATGAACTTTGTCGCCCTGCCTGTAAAGGTGGGGCTTTTTTGTGCCTCCGTGGAATAAAGTGTTAAAATATCGTGGAACATAGGGGAGGGGGTAGGGGGTATTTTTTTAGAGGTTTTGACCTCCGAAACCTCGCCCTACCCTTCTTCACACGCACGGTGCTTTTTCAAATTTTGAATCTGTTAAAAAATTAACGTTTTAAAGTGTCCGACATTCTTATGGTTACTATGAAAAACGATTATGGTAAAATTCATAATGCCAAAAGGTTGCTCTGATGAAACACAGAAGTTTATGCGTGATGTGGTGAAAGAACTGAATGCGCGCAAGGCAATTCAGAATATAGACCTCGGTGCTCTCCGTATGCTTGCCACAAGCTATGAGATGTACTTACAGGCAACAGATATAATGCTTGAGGAAGGTCCGGTGGTGATGATTAAATATGATAAAGCGGCAAACCCGGCACAAAACATTGCCACTAAGAATTATGCCCAGGTCATGAAAATCATGACTGAATATGGTTTGACCATTAAGAGCCGGGGAAGTATCAAATCTTTGAAATCTGATAAAGAGAAAGATTCTCCATTGGATACTTTTCTCAAGAAAGGAGCGCGTGAGAAGCGATGAAAGGATACTATCAATACGCAGCCGATGTTAGGGATGGAAAGGTCCTGGTTGGAGAGTTTATAAAGCAGGCTGTCGAGAGGTTTTATACTTTGTTCGAACGGGACGATATTGAGTTTCGTGAGGAACAGGCGGACTATGCCATCGAATTCATAGCCTTGTTACGTCACTATACTGGCCGTCATGCGGGGAAATCGTTTGTTCTCTTACCGTGGCAAGAATTTGCAGTTGCAAGTATCTATGGTTTCTACAAGAAGGATGAAGACGAAGCCTGGTGCAGATTGGTTTCATCGGTATATATCGAGATGGCCCGTAAGAATGGGAAGTCGGCTTTTGCAGCGGCTCTTTGTCTCTATCACCTTATCGCTGACGGTGAATCAGCGGCCGAGGTCTATCTGGCTGCAAACAGCAAAGACCAGGCGAAAGTAAGTTTTAAGATGTGCCGGAACTTTGTGTCAGGACTTGATCCAAAGCATCGGTATCTTGAGTCTTTCCGTGACCAGATAAACTTTGATAAAACTCTTTCCTTCCTGAAGGTGCTGGCCGCCGACTCCAGCAAGTTGGACGGGCCTAATCCCTCAATGTTTTTGTTGGATGAATATCATGCGGCCAAGAACTCCGGTTTGAAAGATGTACTCCAGTCCGGGCAGGGCATGCGTGACGATCCGATGTCGGTCATTATCACAACGGCAGGTTTTGACAAGCTCGGGCCATGTTACCAATTCCGGGAAATGTGTACGGAAATTCTGAAGGGACTGAAAGAGGATGATACTCTTTTTGCCTTGATTTACGCACTGGATGAGGGAGACGACTGGAAGGATGAGAAGATGTGGGCGAAAAGTAATCCTAATTTGGGCGTTACTGTAAAGCCGAAGTATTTGCGGGAACAGGTGCAGAAGGCTATTAACTCACCATCTGAGGAAGTAGGTATCAAGACGAAAAATATCAATATGTGGTGTGATGCGGAAACCGTTTGGATTCCAGAACACTATATCTTGAACAGTTCGTCAAATTTAGATTTTGAGAAGTTCCGAGATATGGATTGCTACATGGGTATCGACTTATCAAGCACCAGCGATTTGACTTGTGCAGCATTCATGTTTCCTACTATCGAGAAATCTTTTTTCAAAGTAAAATATTACCTGCCTGAAGCTGCACTTCAGGAGAAACGATTCAAGGAGCTTTACGGAGAATGGCGTCGGCAGGGATTGATAACAATCACTCCGGGCAATGTGACGGATTACGACTACATCCTGAATGACATTCTCGACATTCGTGATAAAGTTTATATCCAGAAGATTTCTTATGATAGCTGGAACGCCACACAATTTACTATCAATGCTGAAGAAAAAGGACTTCCAATGGAGCCGTTTAGTCAGGCACTTGGAAATTTCAACCGACCCACCAAAGAGATGGAACGTTTGCTGCTGTCAGGGAAAGCCGTGATAGACAATAACGTGATAAACCGGCATTGCTTCCGAAATGTCGTTATGGCCAGAGACCGAAACGGTAATACCAAGCCGTCTAAACAATTTGAAGAAAAAAAAATAGATGGCGTGATCGGTATGCTTGAGGCGCTCGGAGGATATCTTGCATCCCCACGTTACGGAGAATTTTATTAAAGTGTCCGACACTTTTTTGGTTAAGTAAAAAAAGGAGGAATAAATATGATTCGTAGAGAAAAGACAGGTGTGGATAGATTTATGGGAAAGTTGGTTATTGCTTGGAATGATAGCACTGAGGATGCTACATACGGGATTTTAACGGGCTGGGCAAAGGTGCAAGGAAAATATAAACCTTTTACTTTAGACAATAACCGCAAAACGTTTAAGCATGTCTGCCCATTTGTAGATGAGGATTTCTACCATGAATTTAAGAGTATGTCACTATGAAAATACCATTTACGAATATCGAAATTAGACGGGCTACCAAGCAAGAGATTTCCCGTATCCCAGCATGGGACTTTTCGGGAGGTCACACCCCTCTGTTGAGCCGAAGTAAACCGATGCTGTTATCAACGGTTTACCGTTGTGTAGACCTCATCTCTGACAGTGTAGCTGTGCTTCCACTAAAGACATACGCTATTGATAAGGATGGATTCAAACGGGAATTTAAAGAACATCCGGCGTATTCCTTATTGGATCTGGAACCCAATGAGGATATGACAAGGTTTGTGTTCTTCAAGACTCTCATGGCATCTGTCTTACTGACCGGGAACGGGTATGCTTATATCGAACGTGATAATAGGTTGAATGTGTCGCAGCTCATCTATTTGCCAACAAGCCATGTCTCTATCGTATGGGTTACTGACAGAAATGGTATCATGAGAAAGCGGTATCAGGTTACTGGTTTTAAAGAACTCGTTGAACCGCGGGACATGATCCATGTGCTGAATTTCTCGTATGACGGAATAATTGGGGTGTCTACGCTTACCCATGCCAGGCAGTCGCTCGGTATTGCTACAAATTCAGAGGAACATGCAGCCGGATTTTTCAAGAATGGGGGAATGTCCGGAGTACTGACTGTTGAGGGTAGCCGTCTTGATAAAACACAGAAAGACCAGATATATACCACATGGGAAGAACGGATTATCAATCATCCGAATGGTATTGCTGTTTTGGAAGCAAACATGAAGTATCAGCCTATAACCATCAATCCCAAGGATGCGCAACTACTTGAGTCCAGGCAGTTCAATGTCGTGGACCTTTGCCGATTCTTCTCCGTGTCGCCTGTGAAGGCTTTCGATTTGTCGAAATCAAGTTATTCCACGGTTGAGGCTACCCAGCTCCAATATTTGACAGACACTGCATTAGCTGTCATTACAAAGATAGAGCAGGAAATTAACCGGAAAGTATTCCTGTTATCGGAACGCGGCAAAGTGCTTGCGGAGTTCGACACTTCTGCGATCCTGCGAACAGATAAGAGTGCCCAAGCAGCTTATTGGAAGGATTTATCCGTCATAGGTGCCGCAACCCCGAATGAGGTTCGCCGGGAAAATAATCTCCCCAGAATTGAAAATGGGGATAAGGCATTCGTCCAGGTAAATGTGCAGACTATAGACAATGCGGTTAAAGAAATTCCTGCAAAAAATGAAAATAATCCAAAAGTGTCCGACAATTCTGTGGTTAGTGTGTAAAAGCTAAGATTATGGATGAAAAAAGAGAAATCAGAAACACCGCATTCCAGGTACAAGTGACCGGGGAGGATGAGGAAAGGAGAACCGTTGAAGGCTACGCGCTCCTCTTCGGTGTGGCGTCGGACGGGCTTTCGTTCGAGGAAGTCATTGAGCGGGGGGCATTGGATGGAGTGGTAGGCAAAAGTGACGTGTTTGCGCTGATGAATCATAGCCAGAGCCGTGGAATACTTGCCCGAAGTAATAACGGGCAGGGCTCCTTGGCGCTAACTGTAGAC